ATATGTCCAGACTCATATTCTATTTCAACACTAGAAAATTCATGGATGTCTTCATCTAGATTTTCAGAACAGCATGTCTTTACAGAATCAATAAATGTTAATACTATTACGCTAGAAGAAGCAATAAACCAATATGGAATTCCTGAATATATTAAAATAGACGTTGAAGGTCATGAAGCTGCTATTTTAAATGCTTTTACTACTCTTTTAAACGATACTGTATTTTGTTTTGAATGGACTGAAGAGTTTAAAAATGAATTAGTGCAAACGATAAATCATCTTGATAAAATTGGCTACGCTAAGTTCTATGTTTCTTGGGAGGATAAATATCTTGAAGATAAACAAATTTCATGGAAAGACAAAAATACATTTTTAAATTTTGATTCTTTTATACCAGAAAGAAAGCAATTATGGGGAATGATATATTTTAAAAAATAAAACAAAATAATATGGAAAAACAAATAAAACACAGAAGTGAATTACATTTACTGCTAAATGATCCAAAAACTGCAAAAATTGCTGAAGTTGGCGTAGCTGAAGGAAGATTTTCCTTAGAGATATTAAATTGGGAAATTAATCATTTATATTTAGTTGACATTTGGGAAACTAAAAATTTCTTTGGTGATGCTGCATCGCCTCAACGCTGGCATGATTCAAATTATAATGAAGCAAAAGAAAGAGTATCTAATTTTTCTAATAAAGTTACTTTTTTAAAAGGTTTATCTTTAAACATGGCCAAAGACATTGAAGACGATTCATTAGACATGGTTTATTTAGATGCGTGTCATACATACGAAGCAGTATTAGAAGACTTAGAAGCATATTTACCTAAATTAAAAAAAGGAGGAATTATGGCAGGACATGATTTTTTGAATCCTGCATACGGTGTAAATAAAGCGGTTTATGAATTTGCAGAAAAAAATAATTATAAAATAAATACCATCCCTGAACATTCACCTGAAAATGCAAGTTTTTGGTTTATAAAATAAAAAATACTTATTATGTTAATACCTTATTCAACGTTAATTAAAAAATATAATATTTTTCCTACTGGTGTTTTACACATAGGCGCAAATACAGGTCAAGAGGTTAATGATTACTATAATAGCGGAGTTAATAAAACTTTGTGGATAGAAGCAGACCCAAGTCTTATGACTTTATTAGATAACAATATAAAATCTTTTAAAAATGCAATAGCAATTAATGCATGCTTAACTGATAAAGATAACGAAACGGTAGAATTTAATATATCAAATAATGAAGGACAAAGTAGTAGTATATTAGAATTACAAACACATAAAACGGCTCATCCTGAGGTACACTATGTTAAAAAAATAAAACTAAACTCTATTAGATTAGATTCGTTATTTAAAGAAAAAGATTTAAACATCAATGAATATGAGTTTGTAAACATTGACATTCAAGGTGCTGAACTACTATGTTTAAAAGGTTTTGGAGATTTACTTAACAATGTAAAGTACATTTATTTAGAAATTAACGATGATTACCTTTATTCTAATTGTGCACTATATCCTGAAATAGTTGAATATTTAAAAACATACGGGTTTGAACCAAAAGAAAAGAAAATGGCAGGTAACTTTGGGTGGGGTGATGCATTTTTTATTAAGATATAATAGCTCATTATTATGCAATAAGCTATCTGATTTTAATTATGATTTCTATTTTTAAAAAAAAAATAAAAAAGGCTGATGAAAAAAGCACTTGTACTTGGCGGAGGAGGATTCATTGGAGGTCACCTGGCCAAAAAATTAAAAGAAGAAGGTTTTTGGGTTAGAGTAGTAGATATTAAGATGCATGAGTATTTTAATCCACTTGATATTTGCGACGATTTTGTAATTGGAGATCTTCGCGATCCTTTGTTAGTAAACAGAGTAATGTTTGCTCCAAACCAATCTAGTGAAAAGGATTTTTTAGAAGCATTCGATGAGGTGTACCAGCTTGCGGCAGACATGGGAGGAGCAGGTTATATTTTTACTGGTAATAATGATGCAAACGTAATGCATAATTCGGCTTTGATAAATTTGAACGTCACACACGAAGCTGTAAAAAAATCAATAAAGCGTATTTTTTACAGTTCATCTGCGTGTATGTACCCTGAGCATAATCAGCTTGACCCTGAAAATCCAAATTGCTGTGAAGCATCGGCATATCCTGCCAATCCTGATTCTGAATATGGCTGGGAAAAACTTTTTAGTGAAAGGTTATACTTAGCGTTCAATCGAAATTATAAGCTCAATGTAAGAATCGCTAGATTTCACAATATATTCGGTCCTTATGGAACTTGGAAAGGAGGCAAAGAGAAAGCACCAGCAGCAATGTGTCGTAAGGCTGCTGAATCTACCGACGAAAGTTCAATTGAAGTTTGGGGCGATGGTCATCAGACTCGATCATTTCTCTACATAGACGCTTGTATTGAAGCCGTTTTAAAATTTATGCGACAAGACAGTTTTTCAGGACCAGTCAACATTGGCTCTGAAGAAATGGTAACAATCAATCAATTGGCTCAAATGGCAATACATATCTCAAATAAAAATATAAATATCCACAATATCACTGGAGAAGAATTTTTTCAGAAATACGGATTCAAGTGCCCCACTGGAGTTCGAGGTAGAAACTCAGATAACTCTCTTTACGAGGAAAAAATGGGCTGGAAAGTTGCTTCACCGCTTATCGAAGGAATGAAAAAAACGTATACATGGATCAATTCTCAAGTAAACGGTTGATTTTAGATACAATACATTTAATTATATTATGAAAGAATTAAACCCATCCCAACTGGCTATACAGTTCTCAAACGACGAAGACCTTGGCAGAGAAATTCGCAAGTACGTATTCAATTCTCACGAAAAGACCACTATCTTAGCAAAGCTCTCTTTGGATTTTCCAAATGACTTTGACCTTGGCCAAAAGATCCGAACGCTCTTTGCTAACTAAAACTCTTTAGCAGTTTTTTAGTTATTAATAATAAAGAGACTCATGGAAAAAACTATAATTATTGCAGAAATCGGCATCAATTACGCATTTGGCCCAGATCCTAGCAAATTCCTAGACAACGTAAAAAAGCTGATAGATGTTGCCTTCATTGCTGGAGCGGACTATGTTAAGTTTCAAAAACGCGATCCTGAACTGTGCGTGCCCCAAGTCGAACGCGACCAACCCAAGCAGGTACCATGGCGAAAAGAGCCAACTACCTATTTTCAGTATAAAAAAGATATTGAACTCTCGCTTGAGCAATACACTGAGATTGATCGCTATTGCGATGAAAAAGGCATGCTCTGGTTTGCCTCCGCTTGGGACAAGAACTCAGTCGATTTTTTGCGTAAGTTTCAGACTAAACGACCGAATGGCAAGTGGGGCACAGTAATAAAGATTCCATCGGCTTTAATTCATGATCTTGATTTAGTCGAGTATGCTAGAGACTGCTCGGACTTTCTCCTTATCTCGACTGGCATGAGTACCCAAGAGGAAATTGACCTTGCTATCGAGGAAGGCAGACCAGATGTCGTATTTCACACCAACTCCAGTTATCCAGCAAAAGTGGAAGAGCTCAATCTAGACTATATTACCTACTTAAATCATATTAGTCGTGGTCACGATTTTAGCAGCCGATTCGAAGTTGGCTATTCTGGTCACGAATTTGGTCTTACCACGACGATTGCCGCTACTCTGCTTGGTGCTCGATGGATCGAGCGACATATTACGCTGGATCGAACTCTATGGGGCAGCGATCAGCTAGCATCAGTCGAGCCACAAGGTCTTATCAAGATGATAAAGAGCATTCGAGACGTAGAATCTGCTCGCGGAGGTTATGGCGCTCGCGAAGTACTGCCTTCTGAATTAGCAAAAAGAAAAACACTAAGAGGAAAATGAAAATTACACCAAAAAAAATCTTTCAATTCATCGAGGGTAACTTAAAGTTACTTGGTGATCGCATGCATCTCCTACCCGCTCACGAACGTGAACAGGTTTTTTATCGCTCAGAGATCTGCAAAAACGATTGCATGATTTATGAATATTGTAACTACTGTGGCTGTTCTGTGCCAGGCAAGCTCTACGTAAAAGAGTCTTGTAATGGCGGTGAACGCTTTCCCGACTTGATGGGAGCCAAAGAGTGGGAAAAATATAAGAAGGAAAATAATATAGAAATTAAAGATGATCTACTTCATTGATATCGACGACACTATCTGTACCCTGTCGGGCACAATGCAGTACACGACAGCTCAGCCCATTGCAAAGGCTATTGAAAAAGTCAATAGGCTCTATGCTGAAGGCCACAGGATCGTCTTCTGGACTGCTAGAGGCACTCAATCCGGCCTGAATTGGAGACAATTGACTGAGACTCAGCTCCTCTCCTGGGGCGTCCAGTATCACGAGCTGAGGTTTGGCAAGCCAGCGTATGATGTATTCATCGACGACAAAAATATTAATTCAGAGGACTGGTTGAATGGCTAACACTCGAGTTCTTCTACTGGGCAACAGCCCTCAAATCAACGAGATCCAGTTCGATCGTATTGCGGACGACGTTATCACGCTAGGCTTAAATAGAATTTGGCTAAAATATATCCCCAAGTACTTTTTCTTTCACGATTTAATTATCTCAAACGAGTTAAGTAGACACCCTGAGACCCTTGCCAAGCTCATCCAAAATTCCACCATTTTTTCCAGCCAGTGGATCAGAAAAAATAAAAATAACATCATTCCTAACTGGACGCAAGTCTATCCAATGCCACCAGCGCGGCAGTTTCCCGATTCAGCGTCGCTCTCCATTCAAATACTTTCAAAAAATATTCTAAAGAGTAAGAACATCACCTTTTACACCGCAGGTATTCCTCTCCTTTGGCAGGAGCCCAGTCATTTTTGGAAAGAGATTAACTACTCTCCCAGTGCCGCTGGAGACAAGCAATGGTATGATACCCGCTTTCCACGAATGGTGCAAAATTTTAGAGTTCTTAAAAACTTGGGATATGATATTGTGTCGGTCACGCCAAACTCAGCCCTAAACAAGATCTTTCGTTACGAAAGTATTGACAACCTCTATAAGAGGAAATTATAGGGAAACTTTTACTGTCTTCGACAGCACAACCTCTTTAAACGTATTAATTAGAGTAGATGCCGCTCCTGGAGTCGGTGGAAATTTTGCATCGACTACGCTGGCCAGTGCAGTAAGCAATAGAAATAATTGATCGCCTAACACGGCTGGACCATTTACTGGATTGTGGCCAACCTTAACAAAATTACCGTTGATCCAAATATCATTGGACGCTGCCTCGATTTCGCTACCTGAGGTCACCTCGATTCTTGAGTTTGCATGGATAGAGATATTACCTCCTCGGAGCTCGATGATCGACTGGGTGTCCGCATGCTCAATGGTAATCGCTTTATCTCGACCTATATTTACTCTAGATCCCTTAAGTTGCATGGTGATGCCCTTAGAGATGGTGAACCAGATCTTTAGCTCTTCGTCGCCGTCGAACAACACCACATGCGAACCCAAGTACTCTCCGCTCTTGCCTAATTCCTCGCGTACGTCCTCTGCAATTTCATGTAGAGAATAGTATTCTGGTGAGTAGGAATTTCCATTATCGAAACGAACTGCAACGACTGCTCCTTTTTTAGGCACTGAAAGCGAGCCACCTAGCCCGTCTTTACCAAAGTATGCACTCTTCTGCTTGGGATAGGCCCAAGGCAGGTCTTCTACTGGAATATCGTCGTAGATGCTGACTACTCGGATCTTTGCTCGACCCTCTTTTCTGGGGTCGTTTGGGTCCTCAACTATGCCCAAGAATTGCTTGTCTACGAGGTCTAGCCCTCTGCTTTCGATATCGTGATTGTGGTCCATCATATTAGATTATATCCTGACTAGTTCATTTGGTTTAGTTTCCGTAAATGTTTCCTAAGTCCTCGACTGGCGGCTGAAGAAAATTACTAGCCGCACCTAGTGCTGGATTAATTAGTCCGCCGACTGATGCAAGTGCATTTTGTACTGACTGTCCTGCGTTTTGAATATTGTCGCCGATTACCGGTAGGCCTGAGAGAAACGAACCAACGTTGGCTGCAAATGCACCAACTGATCTTCCGCTCCAAGGATTGTTAATATCGGTCTTGACCCTGTCATCAAAGAGTTGACTGCCGTCTGGATATCGACTTTCCTCTTCAAAAAAACCTACCTTGATCTTAAAGCTGTTTGTTGCTGGTGTTCTGGTAGTAGCTACCTCTAACTTGGTGCCGCCGGCAAATGTTTCACTAAAATCAAATTCACACTGTCTACACTTAAACTTTACATAGCCATACTGTTCAAGCACATTAGATACAGCATTTCCTCCGCCAACAATACTGCCTAGAGCTCCGGTGTTTACTCCAAGAGCAGTCGCAATATTTTGACCCACTCCAGGAATCCTATATCTAATATTTCTGGCCTCGGCCACATAAATATCCATTGCAAACCAGCGCAAGTTATCGGGCACTCTTTCTCGCATATATACCTTATCATAGATTGCATTACGATAGATGTCTGCCAACTCATTGATTCGAAGATCGATTGCCTCTAGCGTATTGACAGTAATGACGGCATCCCTGGCCTTTTGTGGCTTTTCTGCGTCAGTTGCTGCTTTCCACATTGTGTTTAGACCGCTAATACTTTGGAAATACCAAGGAGCATCAAATGTAAGATACCTTAGGATATTTTTAAATACAACTAGTCCGTTTGCCTCTGCTGTATAGCCTCGATTCTTTAGAAAATTGACAGCAGTGTCCTCATTTGTTCTAAAGAGTGGAGAGTCCCACAGTAGCAAGTCGGTAAATGCAGTTGAGTCGATTGGCTCAAAGATAAAATCAATAGCAAAGGTCAAGAACGTGGGCTCGTCATAAGGATCAGTAAAAAATCCTTTTCTAAAATTATCAGTCTTGTTCTGTATTCCGTAAAAATTATGTGGCATCTTGTATTATGGAGTTTTTTTCGATGGCTTCCACTCTCGTCTTGCTAAAAAGAGTTCAGTATAGAGACCGTTTGGATGTAGCCTGTCATAGTGATACTTAGCACCACTGACATAGTAGTAGCCGCTTAGCTGCTGGTCTGGAACCTGCTTGCGAAGGTCAGGCTGCTCTACCTGTTCTTTGGCCTTTTGGTCGTTTGCGTTTGGCGTGGCCTTAAGTATTCGCTCTGCCTCCTGTATTGAAATATAGAGCGGCACCGTAAATCCTCGTACTACTTGAAAATTAATATTGTTTAGGGTGACCTTTAGCTTGATCTTGTCCAGTTCGCGCAAATTATGATCGTTCAGGAGACGCGCTGCATTCCACTCTGGATGGTTATTGCCATAGTCAATATTCATCCATTTCTTTATTGTGTTCTCGGCCAGGCTCTCCTCAGTCGGTACTAAATAATTTGTCTGACTGCGATCAATACTCTTTAGCGGGGCCATAAAAAAGTCTTTGAACTTTTCCTTTGGCGCCTGGCTAGCTTTAAGGTGATCGTAATAAAAGATATTTTTCTTGTAGCCCTGTTTTTTGATTATTTGACCCTGCTCAGAAACTAAGTTTAGGGTAGTAATATAATTTGGACTTTTGCTCTGTTCAAGTTCAGTTGTCAAGTAATTAATCATTGTCTGCTCTTCAAGCTGCTTTTTTATAGCATCGCCCTTTACCTTTTGGCTAATTCCGCTGGCTAATGGATTTGCGGAAGTCAAGAAAGTGAGCTGTGGATCCTCTACTTTTAGCTGACGATTTACCTCAACATAATTTAAAAAATAATACTTATCGATAAACACGCTAAAAAAAGAATCGTCGTCCTGGTATGCATGTTTTGCAATAGCTTGGATAAAGCTATATGCTCCAGAATTAATATTAATCCAGGTCATCTTGTCACTTGGCGAGCTCTCGTTCTCTGCAAATCCAAGTTTTAGATCTTCGCATAACTTCTTTAGTGCCTCTTTTGAGTTTAGATTAGCATAACTCCTCGAAACGTTGTTGTAGATGCCGGGTATG